TATTCTTGATGCACTTCGGCACATACTTCTCAGGATGCTGACGCTGCCCAAACACATTCATCGTATGGCAGATGTAGACAGGCAGATTGTAAGTATTATGGAATGAAACAGCCAACTCTTCGCCGCCTGCCTTTGTAGCAGAGTAAGGATTGGTTGAGTTATATCGGGCGCGTTCATCATAGAGAACACCCTTTGGTGCAGGACCAAATACTTCATCAGTAGAGAAGTAAACGAAACGCTCAAGGTTCTTACACTGACGAGCATAGTTGAGGATGTTACAAGTACCCACAACATTGTCCTGCACAAACTCAAGAGGTGCAAGAATAGCACGGTCAACGTGAGACCCTGCGGCCAAATGCAACACATAATGACAATCGCCAATGTTGTTGAATGTGAGTGGATTGATTTCAGCCTTCAAATCATGGAAAACAAATCGAACACGCTTTCGCGTTTCAGCATCTTTTGTTTCCATGAGTTCGTGAAGACGATTGAGATTACCTGAGAAGTCAAGACGGTCAATCGTTACGATATCCCAGTCTGTACGTTCGAGCAACATTTCGATGACATGATGAGCGATAAAACCGGCACCGCCCGTAACCAACACTTTCTTTTTCATAATTACCTCGCAAGTTCGAATGCTTTAAGAGTCACTTGAGAATCGACGAATTTCCAATTCTCTCTCTTATACTTATCACGCATGATCCGAGGGTACACCTCATAGATCATATGGTTCATTTCTTTCATAGCTTCATTCTGGTCATAGTATGAAGGTTTAATGTGGTTCGGCGGATGATAGATAGATGCCGCATGGACTACATTAGCTGTACACTGTAGCACATCACAGAACACTTTGTCAATACCCCAACCAACAGTAAAGTCGAGTTCTTTGAAAAAATCTATGGCCTTGTGAAACATATCTTGACGGAAGAAGGTGCTACCCATTTCAACAAAGTTAGTTTCAGAACACACCCAAGCCTTGTTCTGTTTCAGGCAATCATAGATGATACCTGAACCTTCCATCATAGATAGCTGCCACAGTTTCGAGTCGATTGTCTTTGCAATATGAAGCCCAAGATTGAAAGACTGGATATCGGTGATCTGGTCATCATCGACACAACCAATATAGTCATACTTGGTAACATCGAAGAATTCAGGAATCTGCTTGATGATTTGCCACTTATGCCCTTTCATTCGAAGGATATGATCGTATGAATTTGGCTCTGGTTCAAAGTCATTGTAGACTACGCAAAGCAACTCATAGTTACGCTCTCTCTTATTGGTGAACCGCCAATGATTCTCCGCATCAAAGCGAGGATCAAACGTCATTGGAATACCAGTAGGAGTAATAATTAGATTCTTAGCCATTCAAAACACCCTTATAGACATTCTTATCAAACCAATTCAGAAAGCGGTCCTTGTCAAAGAACTTGTTGACTTTCTGATAATCGGCAAACATGGGTTGCATATACATCTCTTCATACAAATCAGGATGCTCATCAATCTCTTTGATAGCAGCAAAGAACGCATCATCGTCCTGATAATCATGCCAGTTGAGAAAGGCCTTCGTATTGAAATCGACTTCAATAGTTGGGCTTCCCCAATAGATAGGAATGGTTTTAGCACATAGAGCATCATATAGCTTTTCTGTGGCGTAACCAGGATAGCTAGAGTTTTCGAAGCAGAGATTGAATCTGTGTTTGTTGAGGAATTGTAGTTTAGCTTGGACAGACTCTTCACCACGCGGTAAGATATAGCCTGTGTTATTATATAGAGGGCCTGCGGAAGCTACTGGCTTATACTCATTCAGTCTATGAAACCATTTATTACGCATAGCACATGCTTCATTCTTCACCACGAATGAGCAGAAGTCACTTGGTTGAAGAAGGTCGGCTGCGCTTCTATTAATAGTGCTTGTATTAGGTACATCTCTAAAGTGGTTATCATAGTCGTAGATGACATAGAGAGGTAACCGATAGTTCTGCCCGTCAAACTCAAAGTGGTCAAACGTGATTGAGTGATGACAACGATAATCCCACGGTCGAGCATTTTCACCCGTGTAGAATACTTTGATACAGTTCTTCGCATCATAGTTGATATTATCACCACCGAAGTTTTTGTCACCAAAGATTAGATAGTCTGGATTGTTGTCATCACGAACAATCTCATAACGCTCAGACAAAACCTTGGTGAAGAAATTTTCAATACCACCGAACGTATCGGTGAAACCCAATCTCAATAACTTCATATCATTGATTCTTTCTTGACAACTTGATCTTCGATCCATTCATAAGTTGGAATCAAACCTTTGAAGAGTGTGTACTTTGGTTTCCAACCAAGCTTCTCTTCGATGAGACGATTATCTGAGTTTCGCCCGCGGACGCCCGTGGGGCCAGATATATGATTGACCTTTGGATCTTTAAGTGCAATGAAAGATACCAGGTTTACAAGCTCATTGATTGTCACCATCTCTTCAGAGCCGATATTAACAGGGCCCATGAAGTCTGACTCCATGTGCATACGAACCGCATCAATGCAATCATCAATGTACAGGAATGAACGTGTCTGTTCACCATCACCCCAGATATCAACAACACCGTTGCTCTGAATTACTTTTCGGCACATAGCAGCAGGTGCTTTCTCTTTACCACCATCCCATGTACCTAAGGGACCATAGATGTTATGGAACCGAGCGATGCGTACAGGAATATTGTAATTGCGATTATAGGCAAGATATAAGCGTTCACTGAATAACTTCTCCCATCCATATTCACTATCAGGGTTTGCAGGGTATGCACTAGACTCTTCGCAGTTTGGATTCTCTGGATCTAACTGATTATGTTCCGGATACATGCAAGCAGACGACGAGTAAAAGACCTTTGTGATATTTGTCTTGTGTCGATGATTGATATCTTTCACAGCATCAAGCACATTCAAGTTAATACTTGCTGAGTTGTGCATAACATCTGCATCATGTTCACCTGTGAAGATGTAACCTGCACCACCCATATCAGCAGCAAACTGATAGATTTCATCAAAAGGCTTATCGAACTGCATTGCCCACGTTTGATGTGGATCGCGACGAGAGCCGGCAAAACCAATCAACTCCCTCACTTCTCTCGCATCACGCAAGTCACGCAAGACGAAATGGTCAGCCTGAGACCTATCATACTCTGGATACTTTAAGTCAACGCCACGAACCCAATAGCCTTCGGCCTTGAGACGCTTGACCATATGATTGCCGATAAATCCACCGGCTCCTAATACAAGTGCTGTTTTCATGATTACCTCTTAGTCCAGAACCAAATTGCTCTATTGGATACCTGAATAGGTGTTCCAATCTTACTCTGCCTGCGAAACTCGGTAAGAGCGGTCTTTACCGTTACTGTCTCATGCCCATTACCGCAAAAGATTCCGCCGCTTGGAGTAATGTCGTATGATAGCATAAGATTCTCAACAGTGCAAGTCATATCATTCACACAGACAACATCTGGCAAACTTTCTTTACTCTTCAAGCTTTCAATATCATTCTTCATCACCAGCTTACCTTTTAGGTTCTTGGTGTTCTTAGCAAAGACGGCCTTAATCAAATCGGCATCATCACTCTCATACTTGTTGATGACATAAACTTTTTCGATCTTATCACCAGTAGTCTCAAGCATATCCACAATCGATTCACCCTTGAGGTCACCGATAACAGCTACAAAGACCTTATCTTTCCTGATTCGCTTGATGTATGGGACAATGCCTCTTGAGATAAAGTTCTGATGAGGCCACATTCCGAAAATCTTTAGATTCTCGATATCAAAGTATTCGGGGTTCATGCGTAAATCCTTTCAATCTGTTCTTTCAAACCATCAACACGGTCGTACTGATGGACAATAAAGTATGGTTCACCAGCAGGAGTCTTTACAACACCATCTTCAATGAGTGGCTGCACATCCTCATAGATGGCTTCATACTTCGAAGGGTCTTGCTTGAACATCATACCAAGATCACCCTTACCAGACTTCACAGCACCAAGAGTTGTACCAAGCTGAATAGCCCAACCATCTTCATTGGTCATAAAGTCGGTATCAAACTTAAAAGGTGCTGATGTGATGATGAAGTTAAAGACGGCCTGATCGACAATCTGAATTGGTCGATTCACGCTGAGATGGAAGATGAAAGAGAGAAGGCCCTTGATGGTTTGAAATTCGCCACCCAAGACGCCGACATTATAGATGAGGTTCTCTTTGAGAATGTTGTGAAAGTATGGGCCAAAAGTATCAAGCAGATTCTTATTACCCCAAGGTTCATTCTTATATCTCATACCTTCAGACGAGGCATAGAGAAAGTGAAACCTATCTACAAACCAATCAGATGGATTCTTCTGAAAGACTGCATCACGAACATCTGTAGTGATTACGTTGTTGTACTCTTCTTTGGTTGTCTCAAGGAAGTTCCAGAGATAGAAGAAACGCTCAACATGAGGAGCATTGTTATTCGGTGCAACCATATCACCATCAGCATTTAATCGCCCATAGAGGCTGAGAATGATACCTTCACTCGTCAGCTTGTCTATAGTGGCCTTCTTCATATTTGTGCCGACGATAGCAATATCACCTTCGAAGCCACTACGCTTGATAGAGTTTACCCAAAACTTCAACTGATCCCAGTCATAGTTAGATGCACCACCGATTACCAGATCCTTAGTCATTATCAATTCTCCTTCACGAAAAAGTCATCCCAGCGCGAAATCTCCATAAACTTCCGCTTGTATCCATTAGCAGTCATAAGCTCGAACAGTTTATCACGCATGGTGAAATTATGCTCAACGCTGATACATCTTACTTCATACCTATTATTCTTCTGAAAGAACGCATTGAGAATGCCATACTCACTACCTTCAGTGTCAACAGACATGAAGTCGATAACCTCTGGCGCACCATATTCATCAAGCATATCGTAAAGTGAGATTGTTTTGACCGAGATTGTCTTAGCTTTCTCACGCTCGGCCTTAAACTCATCATCACGACCAAAACCCTTGATGGTAGCTAAGTCAGCAGCATCGGTCATAAGAAACTCAAGTGTCTCACCACTCACACTGAACACACACTTATCTGTGATATTACAGGAACGATTCTTACGCAACTCTTCATGCCAGATTGGATTAGGTTCAGCAAGAATACCTGACCATCCGTATTTCTGTTCAAGTAGATAGCTGTTGCTACTAGTCTTACCATCAGTAGCACCAAATTCAACAAAGTACTTCATGGTATAGTTGTTTCTGGTTTCCCACAAAGCCCATACGTCTTGATAGCTCTGTGCTTCACTCTCATGTGCATGTTGTAAACAGAAGCCAATGAACTGAAACAACTCATCATTACGAAGTTGTTCGTTTGATGCTTCTTTGATTGAGTAAATTAGTTTACCAAGATCCATAATCAAGCCTTTAGCCAGGGAAATTTATCACCATAGATTGCAGCCATACTCTCATTTCCCTTTTCAAAGAAGTTGGCTGTTACTGAGTTTGGATTGCCATCAAGACGATAACAGAGTGAGTGCTTACCACTTGTATCCCACTTGCAGTGGTCTTTGACGTTATAGAAGAAGTTGCGATCACCACCCCAACCATGATGCCAAAACTGTGACACCTTGATTAGAAACTCACGGCGAAATGCAAATGAGGATGTGTCGATGAGAAAGCTTTCTTCATTACCATGTGTGAAGTAGATAGGCCATTTACCAAGGCTCTCACAGTTGTCATCACAAAGATAGTTCTTATTCTCATCATAGATTTGACGAAGAGAATATGCGAAGTCATTCTGTTCAAGAACCTTGACAAGGCTCTCAACATGATCTGGTGCATACCAGTTGTCTTCATCGAGGAAGAAGATATAGTCAGAGTTGATACGATGCCCGTAGAAGCCATCACCAACTTTACCTGTATTGTATGGTGATGTTGTCAGAGTTACATGATTTAGCAAATCATCATCGTATGCGAAGTTATGCAAGAATTTTTTTTGATGTTCTGGACCATCAACGACAATTAGATGGTCGATATGACCATACGTTTGATTCTTGATGCTCAAAATGGCATCAAGAACCTTAGGTGATCCGATTGTGGGGGTAATGACCGTTACAGTCTTAGGGGAAGTTACGAAGTTGTATTTCATCACCAATGCCTTATCACGCCAGCTATAATAAACATGTTCGTTAGTATATAGCTGAGAATTATGACCGTTCGGATGATAGCGACTCTATCAGCCTCAATGTTGTTCTTACCGTTCTTTTCACCTAGAGCCTTAGCCCACAGTCTCCACATAGTATAGTATTCTCCACATAAAGGCAAGAGGGAGATTTCTCTCCCTCTCACTTACTTATAATTCTCGGTGGCCTTGTAGACAGCACCGTAGATTTCATGCCTTTGTAGACCTAGGTCTTCAAGTTCTTCCTTTGAAAGCTCCATCAATTCATGTTCAGCTTTACGCTGTAGACGAAACTTATCAAAGAAACCTTGAAAGGCCTCTGTTAGTTCTTCTGCCAGAATAATCATTTTAGTCCTTCAAAAATTGTTTTTCTGAAACGCTGCCATCATTAATCTTAACCTTCTTAGGTTTCTTATCCTCAGGGATCAGACGCTCTAGCATGACTTTTAGCATACCATTCATAAGGTCCGCATCCTTGACGATAATGGTATCAGCAAGAGAGAACTTACGGGTGAATGCACGATCAGCAATACCCTTGAACAGGTATTCAGAAGCAGGGAATGTGGAAGCATTTGTGCTACCCTTAATGGTAAGGGTGCCTTCGTCAATTTCGACCTCGATATCTTGGCTACCGAAACCGGCCACAGCAACCTCGATGACATACTTGGTATCGTCAATCTTGCGGATATTGTAAGGCGGATAGGTAGGAATCTTAGGAAGACTCTCGGTAATCTGATTCATCTTTTTGAAGATGTCATCAAAGCCAATAGCAGTCTTTGTCATATCGGCGATATTGAAGGTGAAAGGATCGAAGTGTGGGATTTTGTTGATAGACATGTGTAGTTAACTCCTTTTAAGCAAGTTAGGGTTAGAACTCTTCCCATAAGGCAAAGAGTTGGTTGCGGAGGTCTGAATTGCACAGACGATCTTTTGGGTATGAGCCAAACGAGATCCTACTTCTCCACTCCGCTATAGTGTCAGAACGCATTACTCAATCTGACAGACTATTTATATCACACCGGGTTTGAAATGTCAACCACCGGCAAAAACTGTTGGTGATCCTTGGGCTACCCAGGTGCAGTTTGTTGGAACTCCAATTGATATTAAAGGATCTAACATGCGCCCAGCTCCTCTAGAATTAGTAAAAACGGTAACACTTCCAATTGCAATATAACTTCTATGTATTGTGAGAGGTTTTGTACATGCGATAGGATTTGCACTAGCCAGATGTGGTGTATTGAAATCAAACTGACGGCTTACAGGTATACTGTTCACATATACATTTATAGAACCGCAAGATCGAACCATAGCTCCACAATGAGGAAAGTCGGCCGCACCCATGAATGTTACTGGTTGACTCATGGATATAAGCTCTTTATATATGTATAAGCAGATGTATAATCTTTGGTCACTTCTCTAGATATTGAGACACTATCATTTGCACCACCGCCTGAATATTGAATTTCAAGATTGTAGACGATAGTTATTGATGATCTTGGATCAGCGTTGACTTCATAGACAATCACATTGGCTGGTGTTGAGAATGTGTCGACCGTTACCGAAGGGCTTAACCAATAGTAAGAATTGTTTACATTCGAGTTTAATGAGGTGTATTTCACATTATCTGTATATCCTGTTGTATAGGAACCAGAGAATCTAATGACATGATTGGATACATTTATCGTCACGTTACCAAGAGCTACGTTAGATGTGACAGTTACATTTCTAACATTAGCATTGATACTGGTTCCTGTGTTAGCCTGCACCCATACCTCATCTGAGAAATAGGTTCTTGTGATAACACTAGAGAGTGTATTTGGATAAAGTTCTACGGTCAATCGTCAACTCCAAAACAAAATTTTGACGAATCTGGTATTCTCTTTTCTTTTTGAAACTTCTCTACCAACTGCTTATGTTCCTTATACCTATCATCATCTTCATCTGGATTCAGGTCGATGCGTGGAGCCAAATGCACTAGATGCGCTTTCGACTCCACAAGAACCGTATCATCACCAACCATATTTATCTTCTTTGCATTGATGTTCAAGTCACCATTGCAGTTGAAGTTCATATCATTGTGACCATCGATATTGATGTTGTTGTTTTCATCAATACGAATGGTGATACCACCTTCAACTTCAATGAGTGCAGGCCTTGACTCAACCTTATGATAGTGATAGTTGGTGTCAGACATTAAGCAACCTTCTTTGGTCTGCCACGCCCGCGCTTTTCAACAGCAGGTGTTTCAACACCCGTCGAACCAAGCCCACCAACACGGTCAGTCTTCTGTGTAGGTGCTTCGCTCGTCTCAACAAGGGCATACTTCAAGCTCTGTACCAATTCAGCCTGTGCGATGCGGTCACCATTGCTGATAGAGATAGGATTCTCAGAGTGATTGGTGAGTAGCACAAATGTTTCTTGAAAGTAATCTGAATCGATTACAGCCTCAAGATTGGCCAGCACCAATCCTTGCTTGTATGAAAGCCCAGAACGAGGATGGATTCGAAGTGAATAGCCTTCGGGGATATCGAAGATGAGACCGGTCGGTACCATGATGCGGTCACCAGGCATTATCACCGCTCTACCGTCTTTAAGTGTTCTGGTGAAAGGTGAATTGAAACCACTGTAGCCAGCATACTCATACTTACCATATGCTTGGAAAGCAATGTCGAAACATGCGGCCTGTTGTGTGCCAAAGGTAGGTAGAACCACTTCTGGATTAGTCTTGAAGATTTTCAACTGTGTCATAATATAGCTCCAAAGTTCAGGTTAGTCTTCTCGGCGTTTCTTGCCAATGTTATATTTCGTCACCAGAATCCAGTCATTCTTCTCTTTGTGTGACAGTATCTTGATCTGGCTAAGTGGTGAAACGGGGTCTTCGCTCTTTGCTGGATCGACCAGTGCTAGAAGATTCCATTCAGCCAATAGGTTAGCAATCGTATTTAGTCGACCCTTATCATCGTCCGAGAAGTCAGACTTCTTACCATCGAGTAAGAATAATTGCTTGAAGTGTAAGATATAATACTTACCTTGCTTGTGTAGAATATGACAGGACTGATAAAGAGTCCTGTCTTTTTTTGATGCAACACCAATGCGCGAGAGTGTTTCTCTAATCTTTAGAAAGTCATCTGGTTCTGGTAGCGTCACCTCTATCAGTTCGCTTAGATTTAACATTCAAACCACCTTTGTTCAATTTTCTTTTTATATCATCGATTTGACCATCGGACAGAAGCATCAGAACATCTTTGGCCTTCTCATTAGAGTAGTTGAAATACTCTTTGACGGCCTCAAGGTTCTCGATTGTCTCTCGCTTCTGCCATTTCTGGAATGGCCTTCTATAGGCCCGTATGGTATTTAGATAATAGTGGTATTGAAGGAGACCGTCGATGTTTGGCACCTTGTTCATCTCATTAGCGAACAAGACGCAATCCTTGTGAAAGGAAAGCGCCTTGTTGACGACGAACGGGACATAATCCCGTTCGTTCTCATGTGTTACCTCTACCTTCTTGGTCTGAAGGATAGAAGGTATTATTTCTTTGAAGAGGTCGGACATGCTTTTTCTTTCTCTAGTAAAAACTTCTCAACCATTCTCTCATGCTTCATATCATCAAGATGAGGTTCTCTCCAATGAGTGGCCTTCTTGTCTTTCTTTCTGAAAACAGGTCGTGACCAATTCTTATTAGACATATTCACAGTCAACCATAATCTCAGTTAAACATGCTACCAAGTTGATCTCTTGGTCAGCCACGAATGCAGACTGATATTGATAACGAGCCAGGATAACAACAGCCTGCGGAATGCTAGCCGGCTTAAAGTACTCATACAAGCTATCGTAAACCTTACGATAGATACGCGACGGTTCAATGTCAGAGTTGGTCACAACCCACTTCCGCATCTCTGCAAAGTTACCCTCTTTCAGATAGCCAACAAGGTCGGCAATTTTTCTTACATCTGAAATCTGAGCGAGAGTGCCAGCATCAATAGAACCACCAGAAGAATATCGTTGAAGCTCGTTGAGAGTCCGACGATAATCTGGGAAAAACTTCTCGACAATCTTGATAAGAACTTGCTTGTCATATTCCACCTTCTGATTGATTAGAATAGTTGAAAGTCTCTGAAAGAGTTGTGCAGCCATACGAGGTTTCTCATCAGCCTTCAATGAGAAGTCAATCACAGAACAACGAGAATGCAACGCATCAAGTAGGCGAGACTTGAAGTTACAGGTGAAGATGAAAGAGCAATTCTCAGAATACTCCTCAACAGCACCACGCAATGCTGCTTGTGCATCAGGTGTAAGATAGTCGGCCTCATCGAGGATGATAACCTTACGCCCACCAGTCAGAGAGATTGTGGAGGCATAGCCACGAATCTTGGTTCGCAGCATATCGATGCCACGTTCTTCTGACGAGTTGATGAACATGTAGTTCAAACCAATCTCTTCACACATAGCCATAGCGACGGTGGTTTTACCAACACCAGCACTACCAGTAAGCATGAGATTTGGAATGTTTGCAGTGTCTACATAACTCTGAAAGACCTTCTTGATACGATCAGGAAGAATACAATCAGATACAGTCTTTGGCCTAAACTTTTCTACCCACAGGTATTCACCGCTCATTTTCAAGATCCTCCATAATCTTTTCAAAGATTTGAATTGCACCTTCTCTACCTAACTGTGCCTTGAAGATGTTCTTCGAAGTAACGGTCATGATAGAAGCTAAGGCAAACAAGTCTTGTACATCATCGCACAACATGATCTGCCTGTCAATAGGCCTCATCAATTCTTTCATGCGATTTCTTCTTTCTGAAGGATTAAAGGCCATATTTCATCCAATCATGTTACTTTGGTCGATTGAGAGTCTTGTGTATCCGTCAGGATCAGTATAATGTTTGATGAGATCCAAATCTGAAGTAAACTTCAATTGACAACCTTCACACTCAGACGGGCAAATTCCCCACAACCAATTGCGACGCACCTTTCTAATGTCGTCATCATTCCAATCTGATGATGACCTATTGTTGTGCATATCGCAATTAGCATTAGGGATCCACGGAGCGGGGCAAAAGTCTTCGATGTTATTTTGAATCTCAGACTCTAGCGCCCTTAGCCTAAACAACTCTGTGGCATATTTTATTGCCGCCTGATTATACAGTTTACGACTCCTTGATGATACTGTCGTAGAAATCCTGGAAGTTCTTCTCTTCTTCGACGATAGTGTTATAGTTGGCCATGAAGTAAGCCTTAGCCATCTTACGAACCAACTTCTTGTCTACACCGAGTTCATCACAGATTTCGGTGATAGCTTCTTTCTGCAAGTCACGTTCACTAGCCACACGGGTCAAAGAATCATTGATTGCATAGATAACATTCTTCAGCTTCTTCTTCTCCTCATTCGAAAGAGAATTAGGAGAGACGAAAGGCTTGTTGTGACCCATCATAGACATTACTTCTTCTCCGTAACAACAAGCTGGTCATAACCGGTAGCCACCAACCAAGTATTAAGATTGTTGATGATCTCTTCAGCAGAACGGTTTTCCCAATTCATGCTTACACAGCGGATATCGTCGCTGGTATCCTTATCACGAAAAGTGTAGCTGACATTCCAGCTTTCGTTTGTCTGTTGCTTTTTAGCCATGATTACTTCTTCTCCAGAGCGATGAAATACTTGAGGGTTGCGGTCTTGTTAGTCCAGCAGGTGAAACCACCAATCTTGATTTCGACCTTGTAGTCATCAGGGATCAGCTTCAGGTTTTCAGTCTTGAACATCACACTGAAGTCTGCGCCATCATGGTCTGCAATCTTTGAAGATGCAAAATTCGAGGTGTCATTCTTCGACTCATGGGCCTGAAGATAGATGCCGCCATTCTTACCGATGATAGAAAGATTGGAGAGATCATTCATTGAAGCCAAGCGAAGAAGCTTTTGCAAGGTGGCATATGTGAGGTTGAAAGATACGTCAGCATCCTTCATCACAAGGTCTTTGCCTTCAGGCGGAGAGATGATTAGATTAGGAGATGCAGAGTAGAAATTTAACTCAAGGTCAGCATCTTTCATAATGACAGACTGTGAAGTGAAGCTCAATTCGGGGCTATTCAAGGTCGTGACATTGCCTAGGAACTGATTCAAGTCATAGATACCGAAAGTCTCAGTGAAGTCATCTTCAAGATGCGCCTCAACAAGGATTGTGCTTTCGGGAGATACGGTCTTTTGAACAAGACCTGGGCGAAGGACAACACCAGAGTTGATACTGGCAAAGTTCTTCAAGACAGTTAGAGTACGTTCATTCATCTTCATAATATAGACTCCTTAGTTTCAAGCTACAGATTTGATTATATCAGAGTTTGTTGGCCCTGTAAAGACCTTCATCATGTGAAGAAGATCGGATTCCAACATCACCATACTTCCATTGTTTTCGATAGTGTAGTCACGATGATAACCAACCCAAGCCCACTCTGAGTAATGGATCGGATAGTTTACCATAAGGTCGGTATTCTGTTCTTTGTTAGCCTGCATGGCTACATCATACCACTTCGGTGCTTTACCTCGGTTTACTTGCACGATGTATCCACCACTCTTGCGAATGAAGTCAATCTCATTTGGAAATCGAACATCAGGAATAACCACATGCTTGTGGTCATTCAATCGCTTTGCTACAGTATGAATCCAGATTTCATCATCAAAGACTTGGCGCCCGGCCTCAGTACCCATCTTCTGCATCATCAGACGAGGTGTTACCTGATAACCAAACTTGTCAGACCACCAAGGATCAACCTTCTCGCGCCAGTCACGGCTTTCTTTGGTATCACCTTCAAGCATTTGCCTGTCCCAGCCAAAGATGACCGAGACAGCATCTTTCAG